TGACAGAAGAACAGCAGTCAAGCTATGCGAAGCAGATTGCCGCAAATACAGGTATTGCCGCTTGGCAGGCACTGATGAATGCATCAACAGAGGATACCGATAAGCTCTCAAATGCGATTGAGAACGCGGACGGAACAACACAGAAAATGAAAGAAACGATGCTTGACACATCGCAAGGCTCATTAACTATGCTTTCTGCCTCAATTGATACATTAAAGGTGACGATTGGCGAGGAGCTTGCTCCGAAAATTCAGACAGTCATTGATAAGATTCAGGAATTAGTTAATTGGGTCGGAACACTTGATGGCGACCAAATCACCCTTGCAACAAATATCGGTGTTGGAGTTGCCGCATTTGGTCTAGTCGCAGGCGCAATCAGCAAAGTTATTGCCTTTATTGCTTCGCTCCGTCTTGCATTAGGAACGGCAAGCGTTGCAGGCGCAACAGGTGCAGGAGCGGCGGCGGCGGCAACAGGTGCGGCAGGGACAGGCGGCTTGATTGGTACGCTCGGTGCAGTTGCGGTTGTTCTTTCAGGAGTTGCGTATATTGCAACACAGGTTGTTGCGCAGATTTCGATGATTTCTGAAAATATGGATTCCATTAAAATGAATTGGGAGAACGAAGGTGCGATTGGTTGGGAACAGGACTGGTACAACAGGCAGAAAATCACCGCAAAGAAAGGCTGGACTTCTGAACAGCTTGGCGAAGCATACGAGGCGGTCGGCGGTATTGATTTAAGCGCGGCAACAGGTTTGAAAGGCGGCTACAACAATTATTTGCAAGCATTCGGCACAAATGATGTATATAATTCAGCTGAAAAATCCGCACTTTGGACTAAGATGGTCAATTACCTCACAAACACCGGCGCTTACGCAATCAGTCCGGCAGATTCCGCAACGTGGAATACAGAAATGAAAACCGGCTATCCAACACAGGAACAGATGAAGAAGACTTATGAGCGCAATGTCGAGCGTGGCACGAATGTTACGATCAATTTTGATTCCAGCATCGTTGGCAGAGCGGTTGCAAGATACGGCGCTAATAACAGTTACAGAGCGAATATTCAGTAAAGGAGGGGGACATGTCAGTTGCAGAGAGAAAAACAGTAAGATTCGTGTATGTCATTTCTGACAGCGTCACGAAGGAGCTTCCTTTACCTAGCTCGATTTCCGGTCAGATTATCAATCGTGAATACGAATCGACCGGAATCACGCTTGACGGAAATGAGCATACGGACTATATGTTGAAGGGCATTCACGAGTACGATTTAACGTGGAATCTGTCAGCGTATTGGTTATCAATTATTGAATCAATGCACCACAACGGAATCGTGACAATGCGTGTGTATGACGAGTACTTCGGAACTTACAATTCATCTGATTCGACACGCTGGTATGAATCACAGTTTAAAGTCACAGATTTACAGAAACAGTTGCTTGCACAGCGCACGGCAGGACAGCCGACCACATATTCAACCGCCGTCAGCGGCTCATCAGTTTGGAGCGTATCATTGACATTGAAGGAGGTGGCACGCAACGATGGCTGATTTTACGATGTATGATAGAGAAAGAGAGTTTAAGTGGCAGATTGAGTGTCAGTTAAGAGGCGGCACGAATGCGTATATTGATGCGGAGGACATTTATTCCGGCAGATTGACGAGACAGATTTCAAGCGGTGAAGGAATCGAGGTCGGCTCTTGTTATGTTTCAGAATTAGATTTGACCATTGTTGCCTCGGCACTTCCGTCAAACGTGGTTTCTGTAAAACCTTATTTTAGGCTACTTACATCGACAGAAATTGTTGACGATGTGGTGAGGAAGTATTACACACCATACAACCTTGGAGTATTCAAAATCGCCTCAACGAAGCGCAAGGAATATGGCAGAATTGATTTGGTCTGTTATGACAGAATGGCAGATTTAGACGCACTGATTGCACCGGCGGCTTATACGGAGCTGCTTGCGAGTGATTGGAAACCATTTTATCTGCTTGATTGGATTGCGACAAAGGTTGGTGTCACGTACACATTTACGCAAGCCGAAATTGAAGCAATGCCAAACGGAACATTATACTTTAAGCTAGCAGAGGAAACAAGCAACATCAAGACTTATCGTGATTTATTGCAGTATGTCTGTATGTTAATCGGAGCGTATAGCATATTTGACGAAGACGGACATCTGAACGTTAAGACATTCGCTGATGTGACATCGTATTCACTTCCGGCATCATTTAGGTTTTCAGAAAGCTTCGGAGATATACCGATAACATATAGCGGTGTAGAACTGACGGTCAAGAACGTAACAACAATGTTCGGGAATGCGAACAATACGGTTGTTAGGCTATCGGATAACCCATTTCTGTACAACTTATCAACGCTTAATCAAACAACCGATTATGCAACGTTTATAATGCAGTTCTTGCGCAACGTATATACAGAATTTCAAGGCTTATCGTATTATGCAGGGGAGTTCGAGATACCGCCTGATGCATCGTTAAATGTCGGCAGATTACTTGCGGTCACAGGCGGCGGCGCTTCGGACACGAT